CAGCGGAAACTCCCCCAAAAGTTTCCGCTTATTTTTTGCCCTCCTCTCAACATTTTATTACATTTGGACTATTATTTTTATAACAAATTTAATAGACACAAATGGAAACACAAGATTTTGTCGCAATAGACTTTGAAACCATGACACCGGAACTGACCAGTGCATGCGCCATAGGGCTTGTAAGAGTCCACAACGGGGTTATCAGCCAGAAGTTCTACTCACTTATCAAACCGATACCAGACTCCAGGACTGAACGTAACACCCATGTACACGGCCTGACGGATGAGGTGGTAGCCGACGCCCCCACCTTCTCCGAATTGTTCCCTTTACTAAAATCCTTCATCGAAGATCTTCCGATTGTATGTCACAACAGTTCCACAGACATCAACGTCTTCAGAAGCTGTATGGAATACTATGGCCTGACCGGCATTGACCTAAGCCACTACGTCGATACACTCGAACTGTACGGCAAAGGCCTGAAAGCATGCTGTGAAGAAAACGGCATCCAGCTTGTCAACCATCACGACGCACTGGCTGATGCGGAAGCCTGTGCAAAGCTTTACCTTTGCTACCAAGGACACCTAGCGAAAGACCTTGCACATTACGACCTGAAGGAAGTAATGGCAAATAAGGAGGCACGCAAGTACGACCATGACACCCTGATGCCTTTATCCGAAGAAGACGTAGAAAACAAGAATACGATTTTCTTCCAGAAAAAAGTAGTGATTACAGGCATCTTTTGCGCCTACCCTGACCGTGATGAACTAGGTTCTATCCTAAAATCATTCGGTGCAGACATAAATACAACAATATCAGGCAAGACAAACATTGTCATTGTCGGAGAAGGTGCCGGCCCGTCTAAACTCAAAAAGATTGAAGAGCTCAATGCCAAAGGAAAGAACATCCGGCTCATTTACGAGAAAGAATTATGCGAAATCATGAACGAAATAACTAAACACTAAGAATATGGCTATCAAAAAAGAAAATGTAAACTTGACCTACGACGCTTTGTGGTTCAAGACCTTTATGGACAGTGGAGAATTGACATTCTACAATCGAGAAATCTTTATCTCGCCAGGAATGGCTGGAAGACTGGACATCTTCATGCAGTTGCTGGGTAATGTGGGCGGATATGCCAGAACCACGAACTTCGACAAAGACCTTGACGTCGTGGTAGTATCAGATTACCTGATGAACAAATTCAAGAGCGGAGAGAAAGACGAATTCTTCCAAATGCTCGAAGACCTGATTAACGCCAGCGCAACTCCCTACCGGAAACTGAAATTCACTACAGAATCCATCGTACTTGAATCATTAAACACCCGGGCAAGCGGTCAGCTTCGTCAGAATAAGAAGGACTTGAATGATAAGAACACGACTCCGCAGATGATTGAAGCAATTAACCAGGGCATAGAAAGAGATGAACTGATGCTCGGCATGATTAAGAAATACAAAGAATCTGCAAAAGAAGTTCAACAAACAATATTTTGATTATGAGTGATAAAACGGTTGCAAAAGAAGGAGGCAAAAAGACTTGTTTTGTTATAATGCCTATTAGTGATTGTGAAGGATACGAAAGTGGTCATTTTACAAGAGTTTATGAACACATTATTAAGCCAGCATGCGAAAAAGCTGGATTTGAACCTATAAGAGCTGATGAAACATCAAAAGCTAATGTCATTATTGTTGATATTTTACAACAGATTTATAATTGTGATATAGCAATTTGCGATTTGAGTTCAAGAAATGCAAATGTCTTTTATGAGCTTGGGTTTAGACAAGCTTTTAATAAAAAGACTGTTTTAATAAAAGATACAAAAAACAGCTATGCCCTTTGATATATCGGGTATAAGAACATTAACTTATAATGAAAATCTTAGAGTTGATGAAGTTGCAAAAATAGTTCCTGAGATTTCGAAATCACTAATTGAAACAGAAAAAGCAGAACCAGATGAAGTTAATTCTCTCTTAAAGTTGATGACAATAAAAAAGGCAGAATTACCAAAGGACTTTAATATGTCAACAGATTTAGGTTTTGTATTAAATGAAATTAGAGCATTAAAATCTGAAATAGCTAATAAAACGTTGTTACTAGATATGTCAGGTATAGATAGTAAATCTAAATCTAACGAAAAATCCAATCAAATATTATATACAATATATCATGATAGAAATAAAGATAAATTTACAAGAATGAAAGATAGTCATTATGATTTTATACTTGATAAAACTGACGAATGATTTTAGATTGATAAGGTTTTATTAGATTATTCCCATATCTTTTTGTAAGTATGAAAAAAAAACATACATTTGCAATGTCTACCATTTGAAACAGGCGCGCGAAGGCTCGCCAATAAACATTGCTGCGGGCATTTTTTATGTCCATAGCTTTGGCTATATACCTATAGGGTTCCGACCCCCGTGTGGAGCGTTAATGCGCCCACAGCCTGTTTCAGGTGGTAGACAACGGGAAAGCGGAACCTTTCTTGTTTCCTTTCCCGTATTTTAACCAACATATTGTTTCATTTTAATTGTCTACCAAAATGAAAAATCAAATTGCATTGCCTGTAAGCCAGGCAAAAGAAAGCCGTATTTCTTTATGGCTAAACCGTGAAAATGTATTGTTCTCCTCCATCATGGAAGAGAAAGTCACTAATCGTCAGACTGTGCTGGTATCACAAGCACTGATTTCTTTTAGTTTGCTCACCTGTTCCATCTTCACTCACTGGCTGGCAGCCGTTGTCTGCCTGTGCTGGTTCGCTTGTTCCATCTTACTTTGCAAGAAAGGAGGTTTATAATGGATGACGATAAAACCAGCTTCAAGATACAAAAGACAGCCTATTACAACGAAAAAGGTTTGTTCATAGAAGAGTACCAAATATTCATGAATGGGCGTGACTCTATAATGTGTCCCCGAGAAGATTTTGAGACATTGTATAAAATTATGGGAATCGCATTGAGCGACAGAAAGGAGACAGAACATGGCAACCGATAAAATCAAATTCGACAAATATATCCTTCTCCGCTACTTCCAGGAATATCTTCCGGTAGATAAGGAGAGTGACAGTGTTATCTACAAGACATCCCAACAGATTCAGGATGAGCTGTCAGACATGGCAGAAATTAGCATCAACCAGATTGCCGCTACCCTGGTAGAGTTAAATTACAAACTCACCATCGGCCCCGATGGACGGCCGGCATGGATAATGCAGCGCAGATAGACTGTAAGTTTTTAGATGATTACATTTTTTCTACATTTATATCGAGGTGTGGCGTCGTGAGGACGCTGCACCTTTTGTCTTTTTACCCCTTTCCGGAGCCGGGTATCTTTGAGAAAAACAAAGAATTATGCTCACTATTCCACAAGATATACCCGATTTCGTCCTGTCCTCACAGCTGGACAACTTCACAATCAGCGCAGACAAAAGGGTAACCTTTGTGCTGAAGCAAGCAAATACGGTCATTCTGCAAGAAACCTATACTCAGGATGCCAGCAACCAGATACACATTCTTGATTTGTTTTCCCTCATGGAGCCTTACCTTATCGGTTCACCGATGCTTCAGTTCAGCTACGAGGTATCTGCTTCCAGTGAAACCACCATCAGCAAGACCTTCACGGTGCTGTTATGCCGTCCCATCATCCCCTGCAGCGGAGTAGATTTCGTGACGAACTATTTCCTGACGACCTTGGCAGGGCGTGACAAAATAACCTCCTTTGGCCGCACGGAAACCCTCTATCTTACTACCGGAAGTTTGTCTTCAGGCGGCACGACTATTCCAGTGACGGCAGAATGTGTCTTCGTCAATGACCAGGACCAGCTTCTCAAATCCACGCGTTCACTGGGCAATGTGGCCGACTACGGTATCCGCTCCATAGACGTATCCCCTTCCCGATTTACCCAGTCCGGCTACCGGCTGTTGCGGTACACCATCCTGGCCGGTGCCCGGAAGCAGACTTTCCGCGTAGACCAAGACGAACCGGAATCCGTCGGCCTGAAGTTCCGGAACTCGTTCGGATGCGTCGAGACATTCTACTTTGTGGGCGGAGATACGGTAGAGCCGGAACTGACCCGGAGTGCAGCTTACTTCGCCGGGCAATACAAGAACTATTACGTAGACGAGCAGCGCAAGCACACACTCAATACAGGTTACATCCCCGAAGGTATGTTCAACCTGGCTGACGATATGGCAAGAGCTACCGAAGTCTGGCTGATGGATGAATCCGGAGACATCCCGATAACCATCACCGAAAGCAATACCAGCCGGAGCGATGAAGACGACGGACTGTTTGCTTTCACTGTTTCCTACATCTTCGCATCCCGGTACCAGCAGCGGCTCCGTCTGCTTCCGGACATTTTCGACGACTCATTCGATGACACATACAATTAAAGCCTATGAACGTAATACATATCAAAGACGCATTAAGGCTGCTCGAGTCCGGGCAGCCCTGCAACCTGAAGCTCTGGAAGCTCAGCACAGGTGACATTCTGGAATACAAAGGCGCGGTGTGCGTCGGCTCACACTGGCGACAAGGACTCCATCGGGTTCGCCTTCCGGCATCCGGCTTAATTCGTTCCTTCCGCGACATATCCCTTTTCGAAATTAACAACATGACAATTTACCTTTAATATGGACAAGACAATCCTGCAATACGACGGCGACTTCATGCCTGGTGAGATATTTGACATCGAGGTTTCCAACGTGGCCACCGAAATGGCTTCCGTAGAAGACAGTAGCCTGGTATTCGATGAAGATGCAAATGTAAAGACTACGCCTGTTCCCGGACGGAAAGGCATGGCGTATGTCAATTTCGGTGAAGACAACCAGCTTCCGTTTAATATCATCAAGATGATAGGCATCGACGAAGTGATGAGCCAGAACAAGCTGTTCAACGTCATCACCTGTTACGGTGCCGGACTGAAGTACATGGACGTAGACACCAAACAGCCGACAACCCATCCCGAAATCAAACGCTGGCTGATTCACAACAGCCTCCCGCTATTCCAGCTCGAGCAGGCTACAGACATGAAGTATTTCTTTTTCTGTGTGTCGGTCATCATTCTTTCCAGGGACGGCAAAAGAATCAACCGGCTCATTCACAAAGAGGCCTGCTACTGCCGTTTCCAACAGGCCAGAAGGGGCAAAATCAATCACGTGATTTATGCCAATTTCCGCGAAAACGCTTCACTCCGTCCGGAAGACTACGAAGTCATCCGTCTGCTGGATCCGCGCGACCCGCTGGGCGACCTGATGGTGCTCATGGGGCGTGAACCTGGGCGCGATGGCGAAACAAGAGTCCGTACTGATGACCGTAAATTCGCTATCCTTGTGCGCTTCCCCACACCCGGCTTCCAGTATTACCCCATCCCCTACTACACCAGCATTTTCCGGGGCGACTGGTACGACATCAAGCGACTGATTGGGAAAGGCAAGAAAGCAAAGCTCCGCAACCATGCCAGCGTAAAGTACCAGGTCGAAGTACACAAGGACTACTGGAGTAACATCTGTGCGGAAGAGCATATTACCGACCCGCTGAAGAAGATGGAGCGTATCAAAAAGGAGAAGGAAAACATCAAGAACTTTGTTTCCGGAATCGAAAACAGCGGCAAGGTTTGGATAACCGGATACTACATCGACCCGAATGGCCGTGAAGTCCGGATGGTACGCATCAATGTGGTGGAGACCGGCAAGGAAGGCGGCGACTGGAGTGAAGACATTCAGGAAGCCAGTAATATCACCTGCTACGGAGACAACATCCATCCCAACCTGGTAGGTGCCACACCAGGCAAGGGACAGAGTAACAACTCCGGTTCAGACAAGCGCGAGCTGTTCACGCTCAAGCAGGCACTGGAGATTCCTTTCCACGACCTGATGAACATCCCGCATAACATCGTCATCGAGTACAACGGCTGGAGTGAGAAGGTGTATCCGGATGTGCCCATGGTATTGCTCACCACCCTTGACCAGAACACCGACGCCAAACAGAAAACAGCTTCAGACCTTGAAAACAAATCCTAAAACGAATCAATATGGCTATCACATTTTCACAAGAGATTTTCGAGAAGATTTGTTCCTCTGCCACCCATTCTACGGCAGAGGTGTATGATATGATTGCTCCTCACCTGGACGACACGCTTCAAAGCATCAACTGTGTGCTGCTGGGTGACATGGCAGACAAATTAGATACTGTTCCCGGACTCGAGCAGGCGGTCACAAAGCTGGTTTGTCTGCGTACCTATCAGGAGCAGATACCACAACTCGACCTAGTACTGACTCCCACCGGATTCGGTGTGGTATCCAACCAGAATCTGGCCCCGGCTTCAGCCGACAGAGTGAAGAACCTGCTGCAGCAAGTCACCAACGCAGCCGAAAATGCCTACGACCGATGCCTGGAGCTGCTGGTCGGTACCAGCTGGGCAGATACGGCACAGGCCCGTATCAACATCCCGAACCTGATGTATACAGCCAAACAACTAAAAATGTACGTCGATTTCCCTTCAGCAGACGTACACCGTTCCAAACTGCTCGAGTTCCGGACAAAGATGTACCAGGCAGAAGAAAAGATTCGACAGCACGTCTCAGCCGAGTTCTTCGACCACGTCCTCGAACAGGCCCGGCACAATGCATTCACCAAAGAAGAGTCTGCCATGGCCGACTACATGTGCAAGTTCATCGGCTTCTGCATCGTAAAGAACTGGTCGGCAGCAAAGAGCATGCTGGAACGCATCGAGAACTACGCGGAATCCAAAGTAGAGGTATTCACCAGCTACAAGGACTCCGAGACCTACAAAGTCAAACATTTCCAGACTTATCAGAATGAAAAAGATGATTCCACATACTTTTGGGGGTAGAATCCTCGACTTCCGGTTCCCCACTTCCTGGCAGCAGCTCAACCAGAAGCAGCTTCGGTACGTGTTCCTGGTCATCACCCTGTTTTCTCCGGTCAAGGCTAAGACTTACGTCTTCATGCGCTTCACCGGAATCCGTGTCCGGAAGCGAGTGAAAGAAGGATGGCTCTGCACCTTCCGCCTGAACTGGCACAAGACACTAAGGTTCATCCTTCAGGACTGGCAGGTGCGCAGTTTCCTCCGGCAGATTGATTTCATCTCCGAGCCCAACGCTTATCCCGTCCGGCTGGACAGAATAGGCGGTCGGTATGCCATCGATGCAATGCTGCACGGCCTGAGCTTCGAAGATTACCTTTGTTGTGAAAACCACTACCAGGGCTACCTGTATTCGCAGGACGTTTCCCAACTCAAAGCCCTATATGGTTTCCTTTACAAAAAGAAGCCGGGTGTCAGAGGTTCACTGAAAGCCGCCTTTTCCCGCATCAAAGAATACGAACTGGTTTCCGTATTCCTCTGGTGGGGAAGCATCAAACTGTACTTCGCTTCCCTTTTTCCCCATTTCTTCCAGCCGTTCCACCAGAGGACCGACGCTGATCAGCCGGAACTGCCCGACCTGATGGGCGCGATGAACGCCCAGATCCGGGCACTGACCGGCGGTGACGTGACAAAAGAAAAGGAAGTCCTGCAGATGGACTGCTGGCGGGCCCTGACCGAGCTGGATGCCAAAGCACACGATATTCAAATTCTAAAATCAAAACAAAATGGACACAAGTAAATTCTTTGACGGCCACGCCTATTTTAAAGAACTGACCGAAAAGAACAAGCTGGCCAAAGCCAACTCATTCTTTCCATGTTCCTGCAGCGGTATCAATTCGCTCCAGGATGTGCTCGACAATTTCCGGAAACAATCTGCTTTCGTCTGCGTCGATGATACCAACGACGCAGCCACCGAGCAAATCGGGGGTGGCTGGTTCAAGAAGCGCACCTTCACGGTATTCCTCCTGATTCGTTACCGCTACGACGACATGACCGAGCGTGCGGCAAAGCTGGACATCTGCCGACAGCTCTTCCGACAGTTCCATTCCCGCATGATCCGTGACAAATACATCTACGAAGACCTGGATTTATCCTTCCTGAATGTATCCCGTATCTACACCCGTGAACTGGGTGAATACTTTATTTCCGGATGTACCGGCTTATACTTTATGGTCGAGCTGACCGAACCTACGGATTTATGTTATAAGGAGGACGAGTGGAATGGCTAATACAGACACAAACAGGCCGGCGGCTACCGATGAAGACCGCAGAAAATATCAGGAAGCCTGGGCAGAAATGATGGTGAATATTTGGCGTGAAAAGATTGAAAGGCTGCACGTCATTAATACTTACTCGCTTCACCAGCAGATACGCGATAACGTCATATCTGCCACTGACTCGGTATCCACCATCCAGCACAAGTTTCTGGAGTACGGCATATACCAGGACATGGGTGTCGGCAACGGATATACCAAAGGTAACGGCGGTGACTTAGAGATATTAAACCCGGTTTATCGTGAGGAACACAGGTTAAATGTGCCTCGCAAAGTTGGTCCTAAGCCCGGTGGATATTATACATCCGGCAATCCGCGTAAACCTCGAGAATGGTTTTCCCGCCCCTACTTTGCATCCATCATGGTGCTGAAGGAACAGATGGCCTACATGTACGGCGAAGAGTTCTGCGGCTTGCTTGTCGATAAAATCGAGGAAGCAAACCATAAGCGCAGCACTACTCTCAAATCACGTTTATACGGAACGCACAAACGTAAATAAAACAATGTCTTTTTGAAATCTAACTCGGTAAATTTACTTCGTAAAAAACTCAGAATTATGGCAACAAAAACATTCGAAGAATTAAAGCAACTGGCCATCCAGATCCGCGATGAAAAAACAAACAAACAGAACACAGCCACCCGTGTAGGCACGGCAATGCTGGAACACATAAACAAGCTCGAGCAGGATTACTACGACAAAACTCAAACCGATGAAGAACTGACCAAACGAGATGAGAAACTTACCGAGCTATCAAACAATATAAGTAATGCAAAGGATGATATAATATCATCAAATATTAATGCGCCATCTAATTTACCTATAAATTACAATACAGCAAATGGCACTGAATCTCAATTAATTAATGGTGGATATGAAGGCGTTTCTTTGTCTGTAGATGAAAATTCAAGTTTTAATCCATATTTAAAATATGGATTAAAACTTGAATCTGCAAAAGGGTATTTTTCTTTTAATAAACCAACAGAAATAAAAAAAGCTATATTAAATGGAGCTAAAGAGTTGATACTTTCATTTTGGCTTGATACTACAAAAATAACAGAAGAATCCACGTATATAACAATTAATATATTGGGGAATTTAGCTATTAATAAGTTTCTTTCGGTTATAAATGGGTTTTCAGGTCATTTAGACACAACTGCTGTTTCATACGATTATGAGGTTACTTTTTCAAAGGTAATGGGTGCATATAAGAATCTATGCGTAAAATTAAAGAATATAAGTAATAAATCTTTGACAGAATCTGATAGTTATTCCATATCATTAAGTTCAGTTTCAACCATTAATTCTTTCATAACTAATTTAACTATATTGGTAGGAAATGATTTGACATTCAATGAATATCTTATATATCCAGACAAGAATGGCGCATTATTTTACAGCCTTCCTTTAGCAAAACAGGAATCTGAGGAACAAAAAGAATTAATACAACAAAATACTTCTTCAATTAAAGATATAGAGGATTCTAATGTTTCTATTACAGAAGAAAATGTAAATAAGAATGTCGGAACTGATAACGAAACCGCATTAGTTAATGATTCAAATTTGGCTTTGTCGGAAGATACAGATTCACCTTTTTCTTCGGTATTAAGAAACTGCTTAAAAGGGTTGGGTAAACCTAAAATCTTCTTGATAGATTATAAAGAAAAAGATTTTGATACTATTATTTTTTCCACATGGATAAACGAAAATAGCGTAACATCTTCAATAGGGTTATACGCTTCAGTGAATTTATCTATCCGTTATCCTTCGTATTTAAACATTTCCTTTGGAAGCGGTCAAAAGAAGTTATCTACATTAAAAGAAGGAGACATTTTTAGTTCTGAGATAGATAATGATGTTATGACAGCAGATACAACATTTGAATGCTGCAACATAATTAACGGATGGTATAGACTTGTAGGTACTCTCAAAAATATAAATTGGAAAATAGAAAAATCTAATTTAACAGAATTAACAGTTAATTTTGGAGCTAATTTCGCTGATAGCGGGTTTATGTTATTCCAAAATACGACTGTTCTTGTTGGTAATAAATTAGAATACAGATACAATCCTATTAATTTAATTTACCCTGATGGAATTAATCAAGTTCAATATCCATATTCAGCAGCGTCTGTAGCAGAAATTGCACTGAAGAATAAAGACAGTATAAAGAAAATTGAGGAAGATTTATCTAATTCAAGTGGTTCTCCTCTTAAAGGGAAATATATAGCTTGGGTTGCGGATAGTTTGCTTGAAGGGTGTGCTAACATAGTAGATGGCGAAGCAGTTCCTCAGAATTATAATACATTGGACGATGCTGATAAAGATGAAAAGGCATTAGGTTATGCTGCTGGTTGGGTTGCAAATGGTAGTAATACAAGTTATAATGTTAATTGGCCTTATTGGATTTCAAAAAGAACGAGATGTATTAATCATATATTAGGTCAATCAGGGCAAACTATCTTTAGTTGGGCAGCAGATAATGCTAAAGAGTATTTCTATTGGTACTACAAAACAATAGGTAGAATTGTTGGATATAAAAGCAGTTATGACAGAGAAGATATAGCTTATAGTGCAGATGATGGACAATATGCTCTAAGGGGAGAATATATTCCTGATTTTATAATACTTTCTTTTGGTACGAATGATAATATGTATTTGGTTAATGTAGATACATTACCTACACTTGATTCATTACCACCCGAAGGAGGAGATGAGTATATTAATAAGACTTATAAACTTACAACAGACGGAACATTCTGGAGTTGGAAAGATGATGGAACAGGTGGCGAAGGAACACCACATTACTCTTGGGTTCAAGTTTATCCAAAAACAATAGGTTCTTATGAAACTGCATGGAAAGAAGGTAAATGGGATGAAACTACTCTTTGGGGATGCTATGCTAAAGTAATAACTTATTACAGACAAAAATGGCCTAACGTAAAAATGGGTATTATATTGGATGGAAATACTTCGAGAGAGCAGAGAAATGCCTTTCTAAGAATTTGTAAAACATTTGCTATTGGCTTCTTGGATTTGCAAACTCTTCCTTATCCACCGATGTATAATAATATTAGAGGTTACTCTATCAGCGGCGAGCCTTATAAACAAGAAAACGACTTTCCGAAAGGATGTATTGTGAAAAAAGACGGAAAAGATTATATATCATTGTGCGATATTCCAGCTAATTCAGAATGGGATGTAAGTAAATGGGGGTATTCAGTTGATAACACTCTTAAAACAAAATCTCCTGTGGCTATAGGTCAAGCAGATAGAAACAATATGCCTTCTATTACAGGAAGAAGTGAAGGAAATTATTCAAAGGGAGAAGATATATTTATATGGGGAGATTATCAAGCTATGTTGTGTAGTTATGACCTATTCGTTCATCCTACATTATATAATGCTAAGGTTAAGTCTCAGATTGTGGAAAACTGGCTACTAACATTGTAGAATAACTCGGTAAGTTCGAGTATGGCCCTAAATTAAGCAAAATAGAATAATTATGCAGAAATCCTTGGTTAGTTTATGGGATTCATTACTACCTATACTTATTCTCAACAAACAACTGAGTATTATTATGTTTCAAAGAATCAATATGAATAAACTTGCGATGAAAAAATATATTATTACTTTTGCTCAAAAAATAATTTTAAATATGAGTGAGCACTTTAAACAACTTTTGGAGATTGCCACATCGCAGGGAAACAGAACTAATGTTGTAAAACCTATTTTAATTGGTTTTATTGTAACATTAGTTGGAGCCATTGCTGGTGTTTATTTTAATTCTGCTATTATAACAGAGTATTGTTTGAATTTGTCTATTGTATTACTTGCTGCATTTTTAATAGCATATTTTGTGTGTTTGTATAAGAATCCTGATTTATTACGTTCTGAAAAATATAACTTGGAAAAAACTGCTTTAGAAAAAGCGACATTTAAAGGTGATAGCACGGTTGTTGGGCATATAAATTTACCAAATAAAGATTTTGTGGTCATAGAAGGGCAAAACCAAAACTTGCTATCAAATAATAGTGTTGACAGTAATAATAAAGAGGAGAAGTTATCATGAGAACATATTTAATAAATTTGATAGATATTCCATCAGAAAATGCAGATGAAAAATTCTTTAAAAAAGTTCATGAACATAAGTTAGAATGGTGGAGGTACTTCCCTCTGTCTTTTATATTATTGACTCCAGATGATATATATACAAACACACTTACTTCATGGTTAGTGGAGTGTTATGGCGCTATTTTTTGTGCCGTTATTGAAATTGATATAAAGGATGTTGGAGGTATTTTTCCCGCATATAATGTAAAAGAAGAAATTACAAAAGATAATTTAAAAAATATTCCAAATCCGTTTGCTTGGTTTTCTCATATAAAAAATCCTAATTTTATACCTAAATGGAAGCGGGAAGAAACAAAGGATTCAGAAGAAAGTAAGTAAATACAAGATAAGGGATATTTTAAATCTCATTGATATAAAGAAGCCGACACCTTGATAAAAGATGCCGGCTTTTTTTATTTTAAATAAACCAATCTACTTCGCTTGATATACCATAACGAAGTTTAAATTTCTCTATACCTCTCTTCTTCATACGAATAATATCATCAGAAGAGAGTTGGTCCAAATCATACACGCCAAGAATCAAATCATGAACCTTGCCGTTTACTGAAAAACAGGTACCAAGTAAACTCATTGTTTTTTGTCTCAAAAGTACCAACTATATATAATCAATCCAAATAAAAATAGGATAAATCTTTTCACTACATGACTAATAATTAGCAAATTAAATAATTTTTGAAGCATCCCAGACTTGATTTGATTTCTTATCCTCAAATGCTTACTGGTTTATTTTGTTCTTGTGGTACTGCATTACAAAATTGTAGAACAATAGATAGCTTTAATTCTATTGGAGACGAAGGTTATATGATGTCAGGTAGCCATCTGCATAGAGGAATACCACACATGATTGAAGCGTATGCTTTTGTACTGCCGGAACTTGCGCAATTCCATAAAATCAAGGTATTATGTTGTTATTTAAGATGCGGTAGAATATAAGTAGAAACAAGGCTACTAGCTAGTTATTTCTACCCATATTCTACTTCATTATGTCTTTTTACCCTACTCCATGACTTCATACTTTTGAGTAACAAACAATCAAAAGTATGACAAATTTATCCAATCTGTTTGAGTGGCTGAAGATTAGTAACCGCCCAAAACACCTCAAAGCAGGTATCATTATTTTTATCATCTGGATTGGCTCAGTCCTTCTTCTTACCACCATGACTATCCTACAATCTACATTGACTGGTGCAATATGCGTATTTGTAGCTATGTGTGCAGTAGAATATATTCAAAAAAGCATTGGTGGAAAATGGGACTGGCTAGACATTTTGGCCGGAGTACTCCTTCCTGTAATTGCGGTTCTGATTATTTACCTGTATGGAGTTTTTAAATGATATCGTCAATACAATCAGTAGTATTCTTTCTTCAATTTTCCTCCCGCTTATAGGAGTATTCATGTTTCACGACGCACGGCGTAGAAAAGAGGAAGCAACAGCTCAAAAGGAAGAAGCAATTGCTCGTAAAGCCGAAACGGACAACATTACCAGTTATGCTGCAGAATGGAAAGAACTTTATGAAAAAAAAGAAGCTAAAGTACAAGAGCAGGACAAAAAGATAGACCAGCTTTATGCGGAAAAGAATGAAGACCGCCTACGAATTCGCGAGCTCATGGAGAAAAATACAACATTGGAGTTAGAGAATCAAAAGCTGATTGTAAAAAGATGTGACGTAAGAGGATGCGGTAAAAGACAACCGCCCAATGATTATTAACTATAAAAGCAAGTTTTTATGACAACACAACCACGAGGCCTGCGCAACAACAATCCAGGCAACATCCGTAACTCAGATGCGACAGACTGGCAGGGAGAGGTTCCTGCATCTAAAAAACAAGACAACTCTTTCGAAGAATTCGAAGACATGGCCCATGGTTACCGGGCATTAATCAAGCTGCTGCAGAACTACCGCCGGAAATACGGATGCCAGACGATTGCCGACTTCATCAGCCGATGGGCACCCAGAACCGAGAACAACACATCAGGCTACATTTCACGCGTATGCCAGGAGATGCAGGTACCGACAACCTACGTCCCGAACGTGGAGGACAAAACGACCATGTGTGCCTTTGCGGCTGCCATTTCTCAGGTAGAAAATGGAGTTCCGGCTGTAATGGCAGATGTAGAAAAAGGATGGGCATTGTTATGAGAGCTTTAATCATACTTTTTTTCTTCTTTGTGTGTGGTTCGGTGTTTCTCGGGTGTAAATCCGGGAAGCACCTTACTTCAGACAGTCACACACAGATCATCGTGCATGACAAACTGGTGCCGGTATTCCGCCCGGCTGATTCCGCATCCATCCGGGCCTTGCTGGAATGCGACTCGAACGGTCGCGTCGTCCTTTCTTGGTTGGACATGGCACAATCCGAAAACGCACGTCTACGGTTCAAACTGGATTCCATGGGCAACCTAATGACAGACTTTAAGGTACCTTCAGATACGATATTCATTCCAGGAAAAGACAGTACAATCATTCAAAAATCAGTGCAGACGATAGAAGTGGAAAAGAGGCTTACCCCATGGCAGAAGTTCTGCATGGTATTCACCATCGTAGTGCTTATCCTCTTTGTGCTGTTTGCAGTATACAAAATTCGTGTAATCTTAAACAAGAAATAATATGGCTATAGACCAGGTAGCAACCGTCGAGGTCCGCGTAAACGGTGAAGAAGCAAAGCAGGAGCTCAAGAATCTGGAAACGATTGCGTCCGGATTAAAAAAGGAACTGGCAGATGCTTACCAAGCCGGTGATACATCTAAAATCAAGCAGGTCACTTCCGAGCTTCGGAAAACGGAAGCTCAGATTAAGACGTTGAAGAAAGATACCACGGCGCTTACCGAGGTAATGAATAACCTCGACAAAGCCACACCTAAAGAACTTCGTGCCACCCTGACAGCCATCAACCGCCAGTTGAACAGCGGCCATATTAAGCGAGGTTCTGCAGAGTGGAAATACTACCAGCAGCAAGCCAAACTGGTGACGGCCGAGCTTCAGAAGATAAAGACTGAAGTACAGGAGACAGAAGGATGGTTGTCCCGTTTCAACAACGGTTTTGCTAAATGGGGCGGCTTGTTGGCGACGGGTGCAGCCACCATCACGGGTGTATCTATGGCCCTGAATACCCTTCGCAACAACCGCGACTCCAAGGAATCCTCCCAGGCAGAGTTGAAGGCTTTGACCGGACTGGATGATGAATCTATCCAGTGGCTTACAAAACAGGCCGAGCAACTGTCCACTACCATGGACGAGTCCGGCCTGCGCATCCGTCAGTCATCCGACGAAATTCTTCAGGCATACATGCTCATCGGTTCCAAGAAACCGGAACTTCTAAAGGACAAGGAAGCCCTGAACGCCGTCACTATCGAAGCCATGAGACTGGCCGCAGCTGCCAAAATCGACCTAAAGGATGCCGTAACGGCCACCACCGTATCACTTAATATGTACGGAGAATCAGCCGACCAGGCAGCCCGCTATGTGAATGTGCTGGCCGCCGGTTCCAAAGAAGGTGCAGCCGATGTTTCCGCTCAGGCTGCATCCATCAAGAATGCGGGTGTAGCCGCCTCCGGTGCTGGGGTAAGCATCGAGCAGCTGCAGGGTACCATTCAGATGCTGGCAGAAAAAGGACTGGAGGCAGAACCGGCCGGTACCGCACTCCGTAAGTTCTTCTTGGTACTGCAAACCGGACCGGATGAAACCAACCCGAAGGTAGTAGGCTTGCAGACTGCACTCGAGAACCTGAACAAAAAGTCACTGACAGCGGCACAAATCCAAACCATGTTCGGCGAAGAAGCCTATTCTGCCGCCACTATCCTGATAGACAATGCGGATAAAGTACGCCAATACACCGAAGCTGTCACAGATACGAACATCGCCATGGAACAGGCTGCCATCAACTCCGACACCAACGAGGCTAAAATGGCACAATACCGCAACAGCATCAAGGAAGCCGGAATCGAACTGATGGAGCGGCTTAACCCATCGTTGTCACTGCTTACCGGCTGGACGACAAAAATCATCGTGGCCCTCCCTACCCTGATTGACTGGTTTATCAAATACAAGGCGGTACTGATAGCATCCGGTTCCGCACTGGCCGCATATAATATTGCGGTCAATGCGGCCACCATCTACACCAAAGCGTATAACCTGATAGTCAAGGTCGCAACCGTATCGACCAATGGATTTAATAAAGTACTGAAGCTGAATCCGGTCGGACTGGTTCTTGCCGGACTAACCGCCCTTGTAACATACATATCCACTAAGCTCATCCCCAATACAGACGCAGCTACAGAAGCACAGCGAAAGTACAACGAAGAATTACAGCGTACTCAGGATGAACTAGAGAAGTATAAAAGCATCGAGGATAGGTACAAAAATATCGATGCCCTGAATGGCCGTCAGCGTCAGCAACTAAAATCGGATGCAGAATCCGAACTGGCTATCATCGAAGATAAGTTATCAAAAGAAGTGATAGCTTACCGCAAGTATTATGATGAACAAAAGAAGATTATCGAAGCCCGTACCGATATAGACGAATCACAGCGTAAAGCCTTGCTTCACTCTCTGGACAACCAGGCAGAAGAAAAAGCTGAGTCCTTGCTGGAACTGGACAGACGGCAAAAGGAGCTGAAGAAAATAATCAGCTCCATACCAGAGGATAAAAATACGAATATCACTACAACCATTACAACCAACGAAAAGACAGTCAAAACAAACAAAGAAAATCCCCAGATAACAGCAGAAAACAAGCGTTATTACGATGAACTGGCCGATTTAAAACGTACCTATCTGGCCAGTGACGAGATGACACAGCAGGAATACACCCGTTTCATGGAAGACCTGGAGATGCGTCACCTCGAGAATATGATGGCCATCGCCGGACTGGAACCGGAGAAACGCCAGCAGATTGAACAGAAGATTCTCGAAGCACGAATCAAGTACAAAGAAGAATGCAACAAGCTGGATGAAGAAGATGCTAACAAAGCATCTGAAGAAGCCTTTACCCGCCTAGAGAAACAGTACCAGCTGGAGATTGAAAGTGTGACACAGAAGCATTATGCCGGACTTTCATCAGAACAGGAATACCGTCAGCAGTTACTCGATATTCAGAATGAATATTACGACCAAGTACTTTCTTCTTCTGAAATTTCCGAAGAAAAGAAAGCTGAGATTATTGACAAAAAACAACAGGCAAGCCTTGAAAAATCCCGTAAGAATTACGAAGAAAATCAGCGAAAGATAAGAGAGCAACTTTCATTCGCACAGAATATAGGTCAGCAGTTTGGCGAAGCATTCGCAGAAATGCTTACAGACTCCGAAACATCCCTGGGTGACTTCATGAAAGCAACCTTGGAAATAATCCTGGACAGCCTTCAAAAAATGATGATTGCATACATAGCTGAAACGCAAATGAAAAATATTGCAACCTTAGGTTTCATCGGACTAGCTAAAGCTGCAGCCGAAATTGCATTAATCACTGCGGCCTTCCAAACAGCAAAGGCTGTAATAAATGGCTTTGAAGAAGGTGGCTACACCGGCTTCGGAAGACATGACGAACCCAAAGGAATAGTCCATGCCGGAGAGTTCGTGGCCAACCGTTACGCCGTCCAGAATCCAGCTATCCGTCCGGTTCTTGACCTGATAGACCAGGCACAGCGAAACAATACCATCGGTAGCCTGACTGCAAAAGACGTATCAGCCGTATTATCACCTACAAATAGGATGACAACAAACAACTACTATCAGACAGCCGAATCATCCAGCCAGGAATCAACGGCAGTCATGCTGCAAAATATGAAATGCATGGAGAAACTTCTCAAAAGATTAAACGAGCCGATATTTACCTATACTAAAGCGACTGGCAAAATGGGCGTGAATGAAGCGCAACAGTTAGTAGAAAAAATGAAGAAAAACGTTACACGAACAATAAGGTCATGACACAGCTGTTTATCGATTCTAAAGAAGTGAAGTTACCGAGTGAATTTGAACTCGAACTTGTCACAGAAAATCCATACTTTACCAGAGTTGGCTCGTATACCTATGATATTGAAATAGACTTGCGAGACCCTGCCAATCGTGAGATATACAAAAATATCAACCGATTAGATGTAACCACCCGCATAAAAAGCCGCACGGCTATGCTAATTGTGAACGGACTATGTGCGATTAATGGCATTGAGGTAATACTTTCAATAGAATCCTATACAGCAAAAATTCAGATTATAGCCGGTAACTCGCAGCTGAATTATGAAGGTGGTGATAGCTGTATAAGACAACTCCCTTTTGATGGAATGTCAATATTACCCAGTGAGGCTATTAATACCCTCTTCGGGACTTATCCTGCCAACAAGGCCGTGTATACGCCAATCATCAGCTATATAGACAAGGATGGGAACTCCAATATATTGAATATGGTAGAAGTTGGTGCAGATATTACGTTTACACGAGCAAACAATATCGCTCCACAATATTATCTGCTATATTACATTGATAATTTATTACAAAAATTGGGGTTTACAAAAGGGAAAAACGAATTGGAGCAAAACGACACCTGGTGCCGTATATTCGTAGCTAACCCTTATAAAAATAGCAACCCGGGAGACTTGCTTCCAGACTGGACAATCAACGAATTTCTCGAACAGATAGAAGTATTCTTCAAATGCATTGTATCCATTGATTCGATAAATGGAGTGTACAATATAGTGAACATAGACCGGTACTTTGACAACGCAGGTATCATCTTTATCAATGAGGTGATAGAGGATGAACTGGAGAAAGTATATGACACCGATACGAGTTATTCGTATGCGTATGACAACGTAGCTTACAATCTTCCGAGTGAAGACTATTACAACTACCTCAAACTAAAAGATGGCATACGAGAAGTCTGTACGATAGAACAAAAAGATTCGTACAGAGACTTCAAAACCAACTACGACCAGTATTTTTCAGGCCCCTATCTGCTGACATCAACAGACTACAACCTGGAATACGTGGTCTCAGAATATACTATCAACGATGAAAGTGTAAAAGGATTAAAAATCGTAGACAGGTTGAGAGATGCAGGAGATACGACAAGTCAAAATAAAACTTCTTTTGATATTATACCGGCACAAGTAGATGCAATCGAAATATACAGTAAAACAACCAGCCATTACTTGATAGGGCCTGCTATAAAAAAAGTCCGTTCTGAAACGGAAAGCCAGGCAATCAATGACCTGATCAATGGCAACGCAGATGTAAAAGGTGACATCCCTGATAAATTATATGTCGGCATATATTACGGAGTCTGTGTAGCACTTAACAAGGGAACAGGAGAGCACGAAGAAGCGTACTGGGACAAAATGCCCATGTCATGCCATGATAATTATTTCATAAATAAACCTACGACCATGACCGGTTCACAATCCATACTGGAGCTACCATCATACTCTTTAATATTAGATGGTGATAATGGTTTGTTCAACCAGGTGTACAAGAGTAAAAAATCCATTGATACAACCTTGGAATATCATTTCAAATTCATTGCAGACAGGATTTATGAACTGAATAATATTTTTCTAATTTGCAACAAAAAATATTATTGCAAAGAGATACATTATAAAATATCATCAAAAGGCATTGATAAAATAGCTGAGGGGATATTTTATTTAGCGGACCAATAAACAAAAGCAACTCAAATCAGATTCCCTTTCACTTAAAAGTTCCCTTCAAAATGTTTAGTCTCCTCATGCACTGTCATGTCTGCACCTTTCAGGTATTTATTGGTTGTAGAAATATCCACATGACGCGCCTGATCACGGGCAATGACTATTCCTTCAGCATTGGCCAAATCACGGATACCGGTGTCCTTCAGTGAATAGAACTGGTAGCTGTCCGGAAACTTCAGCTTTGCCCTGACCTTATTGAAGTAGTTCCTGTATACACGGGTGGTCACCTTCTCACGTGAGGGCTTGAAGCCCTTACCGAACAGATAATAATCATTGGGAGAATTAAAGACGCCCAGGTCAAGCATCGACTTAATCAGAGCATCATTCAGTCCGACCATGCCATCCTTCCGGTTCTTACTGATACTGGAACCAATAAATACTTTCTGTTCCTTCAGATTGATGTCAGCCAATCGGATATTAGAGATTTCATCCGGACGGATAAAGGTGTAATAAGCAAACTGACACAAGAACAGGAAATGTGGATTCTCTTTCTGGAGATACTTCTTGAGCTTCTGAATATCCGGAACCGTCAGGGCAGAACGTTTCTTCTCTTCTTCTGCCAGCTGTCGAATCTTCTCAACCGGATTATGAATAAGGTATTGCTTTTCCATCATCCAGTTACAGAGTGAAGACAACCAGGTACGGTAGTTATTCCGGGTTCTGGCCGATGAATCCCGGTCAAGCAGCACGTAGTCCAAGAAGTCAGAGATGAAAGACTGGTCAATCTGATACGCATACACGATGGCCGGAATATGTTTGGCTGTATACTCCTCAAAGACTCGCAGGCGCTTCTCATAATCCTTCAGGGTATTCTCCTTAATGGTGCCAGCTGCATACAATTTGCCCAGATATATATGATACCTTTGGATAATATCTATATACGGGGTGTATTGCCTGGAGTTCTCCACATTAGCCCAGGGATTCCATCCGGAACGGAGCTTTACATTAAGATTGGTGATGATTTCATTTGCCCGACGGCGGCGGTCGGTCAGCTTGGGTATTCCATCCAGCATATACTTTTTCCGCTTCATTTTCTGTTCCAGCGGATCGTATGCCGTGAAGTCAATATACCATGTTTTACCAGTATGCAACTTGGGTTCTGTGTACGAAATTACACTCTGAATCGATGCGTTTTTTCTAAGTGATGAACACATTTTTTTCTACGTTTTTCGAATTCGAAAACGCAGTACGGTTTAACATCATGAAAATTAGTTGTCCGAAATTTGTCCGACCTATAAACAGACAAAAGCTGCAACTTATTCAGTTACAGCTTTTTATCTCGGCACGGGAAGAGAGGCTCGAACTCCCGACACTCGGTTTTGGAGACCGATGCTCTACCAACTGAGCTATTCCCGTGTTTGCGGTTGCAAAAGTAGTACAAATTTCGGAAACTGCAAGGGATTTCGAAAAATATTTTTCCAGAATCCCTCTACAGTAAAGATAAGTCATTGAACATCTGACGATAATACGCCGCTTTTTTTTCAAGCTTTAAAGGGTAAGCCCGACTGGAAGACGGCATCCGATAGAGGGTCAGCTCCCGATCTCTGAAGTGAAACATACTCCCCCCTCCTACCGGAGGCTCTTTTGCTTCCATCTGCTCGCAAAACACATCCGTCGCTTTCTGACCGGTAGTCACCACCGCCCGACACGAAGGAAGCTGCTGAAGAAGCAACCCAATATCCGTGGGCGAAACCACCTCTAAAAACTTATCGGATGCATTATCCTGCAACCTGCGCACGCACGAAGCCGTATCGTACAGAGCAATCCCTTTTTCACGCAGAAAAGCAATGATGCGTTCTTTATCAAATATCTTTTCAGGAGTGAGAAAGTAATCCTTGTCATCAAAGAAAATGAAGCCGAAAATACGCCACATATCATTCTGCAGGTTGGGATAGAAGAAATCCATACTCCAGCGTTTCTTCTGCGGAGGGAAACTACCCAGCATCAGCAAGACTGCATTCTCCGGAAGAAAGGGCTCCAGCGGATGATGCTCCACTCCTGAAAGCAAATGTTCGTCCAACGTCATGCTTTTGGTTTAGGTTCCTTCTTAGCCAGCAATACGATGTTATAGACATATTCTGTCATCCAACTTTCAGAATAGCCCAGCGCATGCTGATACTGACGAATGTTTCCGCAAGTCTTACGTACGCCATCATCCTTCCAGTCTACTTTTGTCAGAATGTCGTGTACGGCTTTTTCCGTCATGTTACGAAGCATCTTCTTAAATACTCCCGGCATACGGAACTTCCATTGCATCAGGTTGCCGATAACCATCATCAAATCCTGGCTGAATCCCTGGAACATGAAAAGATAATTCTTTATATCGTTCACATTGCGGCAGTTGCGCTTGATAGAGCCATCGATTTCCTTGAAAAAAGTTTCAGGCAGACCATAAATATCCATCAGCATCTTGCGGCAGCGTGTACGCTCTGCGATACCAAGTTTGTTATTCTGCGTAGGAACCTTCAATGTACGTTTAAATACAGCCAAATCCGGCAGAAAGTTAATGTTACTGATACCCAGCTGAGCTGCCATTACTGCCTGATAATACACACGAATCAGTGTCATGAAATCTTCCATTCCGCCTACACGTACCGTTTCATCAGCACCTTCTGCTGTTTTCTTGCCTAATAGTTTTGAAAATATACTCATACTTGTACTTTTTATTGTTTTTTGGGCAGCAAAGTTACTACAAAAAAGTGAAATGCGGAAAGATATAGTGATAGAATTGAGTT